TATTGGTTTATACGGACATTATTCTGGAGGTGGTTTCTCTAATAACCATACAGGTGTTTTTAGATCGGTAGCTTCTCAAGACTGGATGTTCTTTGCTACTTATGCTTTTAATGAGCCTACTTCTACTATAGATATATCTAACTCTACTTTTTCCTTAGCTAATGTAAGAGTTAGAACAGCTAACGCTTCCTTAAACGTCACAGCAGCAAATGCTATACTAGGTACATCTGTATTTTCAGGTGCTGTAGAACTTCGTGCAAATGACTATGCTACTTATTTAATGGCTAAAGGTGGTATAGACGCTGCCAATACTACAAATGCTAACCAGACTACTGGATTAAACGGTGCTAATACTAATATTACTAATTTACAAACTGGGTTAGCTGGAGCTAATACTACTATAGCTACAAAAGCTAATGACGTAGGTGCAGCAAATCAGCTTCTTTATAGAAACTCTTCCAACGTTCTGACAGGTAGTTCAGGTTTAACATATGATGGCGTCAGTATCAGGGTAAACGGTAATCTAGAGTCTACTTTTCAAAGCGGTCTTGAAGGCGGAGAGATATTTTTAAATAGACCAGCATCAGGTACTTCTCTTGCTGCTGGCGTAACTATTGATGTTTATGAAAATAGAATAAGATTCTTTGAAAATGGTGGAACACTCCGCGGAGCTTATATAGATCTAACTGCTACAAGTGCTAGTGTTGGATCAAATTTATTATCTTCTGCAGGTGGAACCACTCTACCAGCTGGATCTATAATCATGTTTGGTGCAAATACTGCACCTTCTGGATGGCTTGTATGTGATGGAACTGCAGTTTCTCGTACTACTTATTCAGGATTATATTCTGCAATCTCTACAAACTTCGGTGTAGGAGATAACTCTACAACATTCAATCTACCTGATTTTAGAGGTCGCTCTCCTTATGGTGTTGATGCTTCTCAGAGTTTAACTATAGGTGCTAATTCCGCAGGTAAGATTAACACCAGCTTCCAAAATAGTACAGGAACTGGAACAACTGGTACAGGTACTACAGGAACAAGTACGACTGCTATAACAGCTACCACATCTAATACATCAACTACAGTAGCCTCTTCAACAGGAACAGGCACTACAGGAACTAGTACAACAGGTACTGGAACTACAGGAACAAGTTCTACAGCTATAACAGCTACTACATCTAATACTTCAACTACTGTAGCGTCCTCTACAAGTACTGGTACAACTGCGGGCGGTACAGGAATAATACCTGCTCTAACTTACAGCACAGGCACTGGAACTACTGGTGGTTCAACCACAGGAACAGGCACTACAGGAACTGGAACTACTGGTTCTGGAGGTTTAGACGTTCACTCACTAACAACTGTTGCTTACCAGCAACCTGTTCTTGTTAAAGACCAAGCAACAAATGCTCTAGTTAGAGCAATAGCAGATCACGCTGCTCACACTCACTCTATTCCAGGTCTGTCAGTTCCAGGTCTATCAGTTCCAGGATTATCGGTGCCAGCTCTATCAATTCCTGCTATGAACGTAACAGTTCCAGGACTTTCTATACCTGCTCTGACTATTCCTTCTTTAACAGTTAACGGGCACACCCATAACGTACCTGCATTAACTATACCAGGACTATCTATCCCTGCACTAACTGTTCCAGGGTTATCTATTCCTGCGTTAACGATTCCATCGTTAACAGTAAACGGACACACTCACAACGTGCCAGCTCTAACTATTCCAGGACTTTCTATCCCAGGTCTCTCCGTACCTGCACTTACAGTAACGCATCCTGGAGAGGTAGTACAATTTATTATTAAAACATAAGAAACGAGGGGAAAATGGATTCTTATAGTGTTAGATACAAATTATCTAATCAAATATTCTTTAGAAAGATTAAAAATTTAGTAGAAGACGGATATATAGACGACAAAGATATTCGATACTTTATTACAAAAGATAGAAAAAGATATGAAATTGCTGCAACAGGTATTTTTGAGTTTAGTGACGACAGACATAGTTATGTTGAAAGACTAAATCAGAAAAATGCAGCAGCTTTAGAAAGTAACGAGGTGATACCAGGTGTCCCACTTCCAGAATAATATTCTAGTCGTAGAATCTTTACTTCCAGCAGAAAGTTGTGATTTTTTGGTTAATTTTATAAAGAATAATCCTGATGCTTTTAAAAACACGGCTCAGGTTATTCCAGCTTTTAAAGATAGAACTTTATCGTATAAGAGTTTGCATAGAAGTATGCAGACTCCTTTTTGTACTGTAGAAAGAATATTAAACTATGCACGTTTCATGGGACAAAAAAACTTGTGTGAAAAATATTTAGAGTTTTGCGTTCCTGATAATACTGAATTAACTATATGGAAACAAGGTGATTCTATGGAAGCGCACGCAGATAACTGTTGGCAAGCCGATGCTCCAGAAGAAGTAAAGTCTCAAAAACATCCAACTTGGTATAGAGATTTTTCTGGAATATTTTATTTAAATGATGATTATGAGGGCGGAGAAATTGTATTTAAAAATTTAGACTTAAGTATAAAACCTAAAAAAGGTATGTTTGTTGGTTTTAAAGCTAATGATGAGTACACTCATCAAGTTATGCCCATTAAAAATACCGATAGGTATACAATTGCCGTATGGTATTCTAAGCGATTGGAGTATTCAGAATAACATAAATTAAACGTAGCAATTGTATGGAGAAAGAGGTGTTTAAACGTCTATTCTTAATTGCTACTTTATTTATCAGTAATCCTGTATTAGCACAAGATTATTCACTCAGTGCCAGCGGTTGGACTAATGGTCCCGCTGGCACATCTACTTTTACAGGAACTCAAAATCTTCAAGCTGGTCCTAATGCTTGGACTATAAGTCCTTATACTGGCTCTACCATGGTTGGTCTTGTGCCAACTAATCCTTCTGCAACATTTAATAATATGACTTCTGCGCTTGGTATGAGTGCAACCTCTGCTTCTGCTCTTGCTGCTGAAATTGCAGCACAGAACCCCTCAGGTGGTGGATCTATTACAAACGGTGCGTGGATTAGTAAAGACTTTTCTTTTGCTTCTCCAACTACATTTTCTATGTATTGGGTTTACACTTCTACTGATTATGTTCCCTTTAATGACGGATCTATTACATCATTCGTAAATGTAAACAGTGCAACAACATTAGCTAAGATTAATAATGTATCAACACAATACCTACTTCTTGGTGCTACAAACCCTGGGACTGGTAACTATTCAACCGGCTCTTATGGTTCTACAGGTTGGCAGATCGTTAACTATGAAGTTATTACATCAGGAACTTATAAATTAGGTTTTGCTTCATTCAATCAGGGCGATACAGCACTTTCTCCAGTTCTGTATGTGAATGACGGGTTAGGAACAGTAACAAAGAATGGTCAGACTTTTGGTGCGGTTGCTCCTAACGATCCTAACATGCCTACAGTACCAAGTACTCCTTCAAATCCAACAGTTGTAAGTACTTCTCCAACAACCTCACTAGTATCATCTTCTACTTCATATGGAACTCCAACAAACTCTAGCCTAGTTCTTATAGCAAGTACTAATACAGGTAAGCTATTCAATGTTTCACAAACAACAACTCCTGTAACTTCTACACCCTATACAATTACAACTATTACAACTCCTCAAATAATTCAAACATGGAGTGATAATACAACTACAACTATTATTGATCCAAACAACTCTGCGATTACCTCTACACAAACAGGGTCTACTCATCAGTTTGGAACATCTTCTACTGAAACAAAAATTATATCATCAACAGGTGCTAAAGACGCTGTGTCATATAAAAATATGAACCTATTTTTAATTGATCCACTAGCTACTCCAGATGGTCCCTGGGCTGCCCCAGCAGGAATGATTGGAAATAAGTTTTCTCTAGGTGGTGGAGCACTAGGGTGGCAGAATACTATAGACAATAATACTTTTGGTTTTGCTTTTAGTCATCTCTCTGGTGAATCTCGTGGTTACTTAGGATCTAAAACGTCAACTGAAACAACTTCTGGAACAGCTTATATTTTAAGTCGTCAACCCTCTATTTGGGTAAAAGGAGCTATGGGTTACGGAGTTAGTGATCATATAACAAGTATACCTATCCCTGAGTTTACCCTTTTTAATAGTAATAAGGTAAACCAAAAAAATTATTATGCTGATTTAGCTATATACTCTCCTCAAACTTTTTATGGTTTTAGACCTCTTGCAGGTATGGTAGTAAATAGAAGCGATCTAAGTTCTACTGAAAGTGGGTCTCCTCTATTATCAAATAAACCATCAAATGGGTCAACTACAAAAGTTAGCCCCTACATAGGTACTAGATATGAGATTAATAATAAAACAGCTTTTGAAACTCGTATCATAACTAATACTGAACAAAAAACTATTATAGGTAACCGTGTTACTGTTAGTGAGAAGATTAATAAAAATGTTTCATTAACAGGTACAGTAGGCTTTGATAAAGGAATAAATACTAAATATAATAATGCCTACGGATTAATAGGATTAAAATGGGTTTTTTAATATAATACAATTGGTATTCTTGGTATACTTTTAGTAAAATTAATTAAGGTGGCTAACTATGGATATTGAATCTAATTTAAATACTCTCCATGAGAGAACTCAAAATCTAAAACTATCTATATCAACTCACGAAGCAGTTTGTGAGGAGAGATATACTCAATTGCTGAAAACATTAGAAAAAATGGATTCAAGATTAAATGAGATGCAAACTGAGATAAAAGATTTAAGAGAGATGGCTATAACCGGAAAAGTTAGTCTTAGCACATTATTATGGTTAGGTGGGGCTATAGGAAGCACTATAGCCCTTACCCTAACATTAGTAAAGTATTTTAGAGTATAGTATGTCAGAAGAAAAATTTTTTAAAGTACCAGTAGAACGCTTACTCCCTAAGATTATAATTGGAGAGCATAAAGGAATAACATTTAACGAAAGTCAATGGGGTATGGTTGACGGACTAGAAAATAATCGTTTCTGGACCCATATATCTGCCAGACGTACAGGCAAGTCCCTTGCCGCTGGTGTTCTTGCACTAGCAAAACTTTTAGAGCCTGGAAAACAGGTGATGGTTATTGCTCCTAACTTTACTCTATCTTCTATTATTTGGGACTATGTTACTGATATGATTCGTAATCTACAACTTGAAGTAGATCGTTTTAACCAAAAAGATAAAGTTGTAAAACTTATTAATGGATCAACATTCAGACTTATGTCTGCTAATAATAGAGATTCTCTAGTTGGTCGAGCTGCCCATCTTATAATTGTAGACGAAGCTGCAATTATTCCAGATGATGAATATTTTACCCGTGATCTTCGTCCCGCACTTTCTACATATCCAGATTCTCGCGCACTATTTATTTCTACTCCTCGTGGAAAATCAAACTATTTATATGAGTACTATCTTCGTGGTCAAGATGATGAATATGAAGACTGGGGTAGTGCTGTTTATACTTGGAGAGCTAATCCTTTACTAAGCACTAAAGATATTGAAGAAGCACGTAAGTCTACTTCTCACAAACTTTTTGCTCAAGAGTATGAGTGTGATTGGACTACTACAGAACAGCAAGTTTATAATCTAAATGAAGATAAGCATGTACAAGATTTAACTGACGTAAAAAATAATTTAAATCGTTATGAAGTAATAGCAGGGTTTGACGTTGGCTATAGAGATCAAAACGCTTTTATAGTTATAGCTACAAATGGCGAACAGTTTTATGTTATTGATGAGTATATCTCAGGAGAAGTTACTACTTCTGAGCTTGCTTCCAATATTAAAGAGCTTGAAGAAAAGTGGGGAATTGATATGATATATATTGATTCTGCTGCTCAGCAACTTAAAGCAGACTTCGCAGGAGACTATGATATCTATTGTGAAAATGCTATGAAATCTGTAAATGATGGTATTAATTTTCTATGTTCTATAATTGATCATGATAATTTAATTTTTGATAAAGAGTCAGCTTTTCAGTCTTTTAGAGCACTTGCAAACTATAAGTGGAATCCACAAACAGCTAAACCTACAACAATACACGACGACAACTCTCACCCTTCTGATGCAGTAAGATATGCTATATATACTTTCGTAAAGAAGTCGGCTTCTATATATGCTTAAAGATACAGTTCTTATAATTTTAAGTTATAAAAGACCTAGAAATATAGCTCTTTTAGTTACAAAATTCAGACACAAGATTCCTATCTTAGTAATAAATAATAACCCTGAAGTTACTCTAAAACCTTCTGATGGTGTAGCTGTTATTAATAATAAAGAAAATCACTGGTGTATCGAAAGATGGAAAATTGCAAAAGATTTGAATTTTAAATATGCAATTTTATTAGATGATGATATTGATCCATCCTATGATTGTTTAGCTACTCTAAGAAGAGAAATAGAGAAAACACCAGATAGACTTGTATCTATATACGGTAGATCAGGAATTGCACTTTCTAATGATTATGAAAATTTAGAAAGTCACTGGTGCATAGATTCAGAAGTTGAAATTGCTGTGGGAGCTTGTATAGCAGTTTCTATACCGCATTTAAAACTTATTTGGAAAGACTATTTAGATCCTTGGGGTATAAGAGATAGAGGCGATGATATACAAGTATCTCTGGCTATGACCGATTATTATAAGAAAAAGCATAGAACAGTTAAAACTGATGTTACTTTGCTAGAAGAAGGCGATGTTGGACTAAACAAGCATCCTGACCATTTTAGAAAAAGATGGCAAGTAATTCAAAATTTTAGTTCCCCTTTTGCTGCTTCTGAAAATTAAATATTGGACATAGAGACTAGCATTTGTTAAAGTTATTTAAATGGGTGATTTAAGAAGAATTCCTATAAAGTATATTAGAGATTTTATTAAAAAAGATTATAAATTAAGAGATGAATGTTTTATTTGTAGAAGTAAAGAGAATCTAGAGCTTCATCACATATACTCAATATCTCAACTTTTTGAAGACTGGTGTAATAAAAATTCTATCAAAGAAGTGTCCTCAGTAGAGGATATTAAAGATATTAGAGTAAAATTCTATGAGGACGAGTTTTCAAGACTCTGCAATGAAAACCTTTATACCCTCTGTAAAAATCACCATGAGAGATTACACAATATCTACGGTCAAAGATATAGTAATCATATAGCAATAAAAATTATAAACTGGTTAACATTACAAAGGGAGAAGCATGGCTAACGAAGTTCCGGGGTGGAGAAGATGGATATCAGAGAAGCTTAATCCTGCTCAACCATCACTAGCAGCCGCTCAACCATATGTAAGTCCCGAAGTTATTGCCGACTACGAACAAGCTTATAGAGAAGTAGAAGTAGTAAATAGAGCAATAGAGCTTATAATCAACGGTTTAATTGAGATTCCCATAATTGTTGAAGGAAGAGGACCAGTTAAAAAAGTTGATAAGCTAATTAACAGGGCTCCTAATCCATTTGAAGATAGAGTTAAGTTATTTAGAAGAGCATTTTTAGACTATCTTTTAGATGGTAATGCTTTTTTCTACTACGATAGTAATAATATATTTGTTCTTCCAGCAAATGATATGGAAGTAATACCCGATTCTAAGACTTTTATATCTCATTATAATTTCTTAATAAGAAATATGCAGCAATCTTCTGTATACGGTTACGGTAGACAGACTACTAGAATAGATACTAATTTAAAATTTGGTACAGACGAGATAATACATATAAAAGCTGATAATGAAGATAGCATATATAGAGGCGCTCCAAAATTAAAGTCTATAAAAAGACTAATTGAACTCTACTACTACTTAATTAATTTTCAAAGACAATTTTTTAAGAATAATGGAGTTCCCGGAATTGTTCTTCAAACAGATCAAGTATTAAGTCCAAAAGTTAAAGAAAGAGTTCTTGAGCAGTGGAGACAGTCTTATGCTACTATTTTTGGTGGCGCTAGATCTCCTGCTATTTTAGATGGTGGACTTCAGTTAAGTCCTTTTGGTCAGATAAAGTTTTCAGAGTTAGATTTTGAAACCTCTGTCGAAAGAGTACAACAAGACATAGCTAAGGCTCTAGGTGTTCCTTATGTCTTGTTAAAAAGCGGTAATAATGCAAACATAGCCGCTAACCAAGTATTATTCTATAATCACACAGTAATGCCTATACTAGAGCAGTTCTGTAGTGCTTTTGCTCATTTCTTCGGTCCTGATATTATAATTAGACCAGACAGAACATCAGTATCTTCTCTAAGAGCTGATGAAAAAACACAAGCTATGTACTATTCTACTTTAGTAAATGCTGGTATTATTACACCAAATGAAGCTAGAATAGGTTTAAGATTTAGTTCTATAAATGGTCAAGACGATATTAGAATTCCACAAAATATAACAGGTAGTGCTGTAGATCCTTCTCAAGGAGGAAGACCTTCTGAAGAAGATCAAACAACACCACCTACAGAGGATACACAAAATGGATAAATTATTTCATATTTATAGCCCTTTAACTGTAGAAAAAAGTGTAAAAGGTAAGAAAAAAGGTCTTAAAATAGCTGGATACGCTAATACTACAGACAAGGATAGAGCAGGAGATATAGTCACTGCTCATGCTTGGGCTAAAGGTGTAGATCACTATCGTAAGAATCCTGTTCTTTTATATCAACACGATCATGCAAAGCCTATTGGCAGAGTAGAAAAAATATCTGTTGATAAAAAAGGTATTTTCGTTGAGGCTTATGTCAGCGATGCTGCTGAAAAGCTACACGGAGTTCAAACACTAATCGAAGATGGAGCTTTAAAAAGCTTTTCTGTAGGTTTCAGAGTTAAGGACGGTCGTTATGACAGATCCACTGACACTACAACTATTACAGATGTAGAACTACACGAGATTAGTGTTGTAAGTGTTCCTTGTAATCAAGAAAGCTTATTCAGCGTAAGAAAGAGCTTCGAAAATAACGAAGAATATAGTAAATTCAAACAGAGCCTCAAAGAGGCTAGCATAACTGAAGAAACAAAATCTATGAGTGGCATTTATATTGGTATTAGTAATAATGCTAATAATCATTATCACACAATAGAGATGGACGATAGCGGTAATGGAGTTACCACTTATGCATCCCATGGTCAAGATCACTACCATAAAATCACTAATTATAAATTAGAGGCTTCTAATGGTCATAATCATGAGATTGTATTTTTAGTTCAGCCTTCTAGCGAAAACGCTTCACAAGAAGATGACAGAGAAGAAAGACCTATGTCACCAAGCGAGGTTGCTGCTAATAGAAATCCTAACTATTCTTCAGTAGTTTTATACTCTGAAACAGAGGAGAATACAATGAAGAAAGAAGTAAAAGCAGTAGTTGAGGATGAAGTTGTTAAAGAGCTAGTCCTAAATAATGTTGAAGAGTTAGAAGATAAGTCTTCTGAAGAATCATCTGAAGATGAAGTCAGAGCACCTTCTAATCCTTACGAGCTAATTCCTTTTATTAACTTACTAAGTGCTGAAACATCTCAAATTAAAAATGGTGCTTTCGTAAAATATGAAGGAAAGAGGTACAAAGTAGCAGAAATTGCTACTGCCCAAAACCCAAATTTTCAATTTTTAGAAGTTGACTTAAATGGTAAATCATTAGATAATACATTTATAATTTCTGCTGAAAATTTATCTGTAGCAAATTTCTGGGATATTGGATCAAGCTATGACCTAGAAGTGACTTCTACAGAACTTAAGAGTTTAAGCGACTCTGAGCGTGAAGAAATTAAGAATAGATTTAATTCTACAATTAATCTATCAGAACAAGAGCTTTATGCAGTAAAAGATAAAGATATTGTTAAAAACAATGAACTTTTACAGGAAAAGCTTAATAAAACAATAAACCTAAAAACTACACCATCATCAGAATGGAATGACACTAATTATCATATAGCAAAATTAATGCTAAATAATATTGAAAAGCTTAAGAGTATTGACTGCGAAGATGGCGAAGAGACTTCTAAGAATCTAGCCCTATTAGTAAACGGTCATAAGACTACTAAGACTATAAAGGAGAAGGAAACAATGGCAACCGAAAATATTGGTGAACCAATTGTACTAGAGACTGGAAAGAAAGATGTTACAACTGAGTCAGTTGTAGAGAAGTCCGAAGTCTCAGTAGTAGTTGGCGAGAATAGAGCAGAGAAGCTAGTCGAGAAGGCTGGCGCAGCTGTAATGAAAGAAGCTGACGAAGTTGATCGTAGAGGTGAGGTAACTCGCCAGACTCGTGAAGAGTTAGAAGAACTAAAGGCTCAGATTTCTAAGTATAAGAATGAAATTAAGGCTATCACTGAAAGCAAGCATGTTTATCAGGAGCAGAGCCGTAATACATCACGTTTCTCTGAGAAGCAGATGGCAAACGCATACCTACTAGCTAAGGCTATGGGTCGTCGTGATGTTTTCGATACAAAGATTGGTAATCAGATTAAGGCTGTAACTTCTGTAGACCAGTTCCTACAGAATTTCTCAACTAACATCTACGAAGAAATGGAACAGCAGTTAGTAATTGCTCCAATGTTTGATCGCATCCAGGTAGATGCTAAGACATTCCGTGTACCAGTAGCAAACGAAGATACAGATGATTTCGTAGCTCAGTTCGCTTCAGGTACTTATGCAACTGGTATTGGTGACACTACTAACGTACCAACATCAAACCAGAACGCTATCTCATCAGTAGATTTCACACCACATAAGTTCATGGTAACTACACACCTAGCTAAGGACGAAGAAGAAGATACAATTCTTCCTCTAATCGACTTCCTACGTCGTGCTGCTACTCGTCGTTTATCACGTTCAATTGATAAGGCAATTCTACGTGGTACTGGAGCTCTAACAGGCTTCACTGCAAACCCAGCCACATCCTCAACATACGCTTCAGTTGTTAAGGGTATCATCACTATGGCTAACCAGGTTGCAACTGACGGTCTAACAGTACGTACTGCTGACGCAACTACAAAGGCTTCTGCTGCTAACATTGCTTCAGCCCGTGCTAAGATGGGTAAGTATGGTCTACAGCTAGGTGATCACCTAGTATACCTAACTACTATCGAAGGTTACAACGAGCTAGTAACAACTTCAGACTTCCGTACTGTTGATAAGTTCGGACCAAATGCTACTTACCTAACAGGTTCAGTAGGCGCTGTTTATGGTATCCCAGTGGTAATCACTGAGTTCCTAGACAATGTTGGTGCAAACTCAAACAGCATCGGTGCTCTAGTTTACAAGCCAGGCTTTATGATTGCTGAACGCCGCGGTATTGAAATCGAGAGTGAGTACGAGCCACGTCAGCAGGTAACTGCTATGTACATGTCAACTCGTTTTGACTTCAAGGCTCTCTCAACTGTTGGTAGTGGTGCAAACGTATCTACAACATACGGATTTGCTTCAACAATTAGAACTCTAGCCTAATAAGGTTAAAATTCTAATTAATAATTGGGGGAGGTAGGGTCAGCCTGCCTCCCTTTTATACTATAAAGGAGTCTATTATAAATGTTAAATGAGATTATGCATATTGATGACGAGAGCGAAGCTCGTAGAATTTTATTAAAACTAGGAAATGGTATCGGTCAGGCAGAGGCTTTTCTTGAAGAGTGGAGAAAAGCTAAAAAACCAGCTCCTGTAGTTGTTCAAAAAGTTGTTACTGAGAAAGAAGTAGAAACTCAGACTGAAGCTCCAAAACAAGTAAAAGTAGGGTCAACCCTAAAAAAGTAAAGAGGGAGAATAGCAATGTCTAGCAATTATGGTAAATATCCATACGTTACCTTAGCTCAAATTAAAAATTATTTGAACATAACAAGCACTAATGAAGATGCTAGACTAAGCAATCTCGTATCCTTTGCTTGTGGTGTAGTAGAAAACTATATTGGGCATGAGATTTTAAGTAATAACTATTCAGAAGTTTATGACGGTGGAAGAGCTTCGATTTTCGTATCAAGACTTCCACTTCAAAATGTTCATTCTGTAACTGAGTATGATGGTTATTCTTATAAGAGATTAAATAATCCACAATCAGACGGATCATCCGTTACTAGACTTGGTTCTAATGCAGTAATTACAAACTATGGTAATCCTATACTAAAATCTAGATTTAAAAAATATGGTGATACTTCAGGTCTTTTTAATGGGACTACAGATTATCTTTCTATTCCTGACTCAGATAAGTGGTATTTTGGAGATACTCCTTTTACTATAGATTTACAAGTTAGAGCTAATAGCTATTCTTCTAATCAAACTTTTATATCTCAATCAGCCGACTCTAATAACTATTGGTCTTTAGGGTACAATATAACTAATGGATATAACTTTAGAGCGGTATCTGGTGGAACAGAAGTAGTCAATGTTACTCATGCTAATAACACTGGTTATTCTGCTAATACTTTTCATCACATAGAGGTAGTAAGAGACGGATCTTCTTTTAAAATATATAGAGATGGAACTCAATTAGGAAGTCAAACAACTTCTAACGTCATGCCAGATATTAATGGTCCTTTAGAGATATGCAGACAGAATGTAGCTTCTGCTTATAATTATTTTAACGGATTTATTGATGAGCTAAGAATATCCCATGTTGCAAGACATACAACTTCTTTTACTCCTTTAACATATCAGCACTCTACTGATGATAATACCGTTTTATTAATGCATTTTGATGGTGCTAATGATACTACAGTATTTGCTGACGATCATGCTACTGTAGAAGCCTTTTTATTCTATCCTAGTACTGGAGAGATTACAAGAAACATAGGCGAGAATACAGGTGATTATAGTTTATCACTAGTAGGCGCTAAAGTTTTTAAAAACTTCCCAAGAGGTGTTAGAGTAGCTTATAGATCTGGTTATGAGATTGGCAGTGTTCCAAACGATCTTGTGTTAGCAACTATGGACTATATAAAAATGTTACATAAGGAACGTCAGGAATCTCAAGGATTCACATTCCAAGGAGAAAACGTTCAAGATAGAGCTTTAAGTTCTAATTTCCCTCCTCACATAAGAAGAATCTTAGACTTATATAGGGTAATTATGTAATGGCAGAAAAAATATCTATTATTGGTATAGACTACCCTATACAGCTAAGAGGTATTAAAGCTGCCATAGCAGACAATTTAGCTTATGCTAAGGCTTTACAAGAAGCTCAGGCTTTTAAAGGAGAGGCAAGATCAATAGCCTTATCAAGGGCCGATAAGATACAGGGTAGAATTGAGGCTAGGGCAGCTCGTTTAATCGGGGCTAAATTAAATAGAGGTAAAATAGGTGTAACAGCTAATCCCCAAGATTTTATTTTAAAAGAGGGGTCTTTATTAACAAAAATACTAAAAGATAGAATAGGATCGGAATTTAAAGCTTCAGTAGGCGGAAAAGGTATTAAAATAGGACAGATTACTTTAAATAAAGATACTAGAGAATTAGTATATGCTGATACTTCAGGAGCTCGTACAACTACAGTAGGAGCTATAAAAGAAGAAACTGGCTATGTAGGAGATCAAAATATATTAGATCTTGCTTTAGATTCAGGAGATTTAAAAAGTGTGGGAGAAGGAGCAGATATTACTAACTTTGTTTTTAATAATTTGTTTGCTAAATCTCCTATTTTAAGATCTTTATTTTATAATAAAGCATCTTCTATTACTTTTACACAAACTTATGCATCTAAAATCACCTATTTAACAGTAGACTTCCCATTAAATGAATTTAATTCTGATAATTTTAAAGCTACTATAGGTAGAGATAAATCAATTGTATTATTCGTAAACGATAAGTTTCAAGCTGAAATTATAAATAAATATAATAGTGCTATTATAACAGAGTATAATGAGTCTGACTTCAAAGACACCGTAACATTATCTACTGGTAAAAAAATAGATATAATAGCTTTACCCTATAACTCTACTTATACATTAGGAGCAGAGATAGAAAATAGTATTAGAACTAAACCAGCTTCTGGTGGTATAAGAGTGAGGGTTTCTACTCCTAAACAAAAAGAAGTAACCGCGCAGTCATTTATATCTGACGCTCAAATAACTGCTTTAGTTCAAAAAGAAGTAGAGAAAAGAATGCCTAAAGGCCCTTTAAGAGGTCCTCCATTAAGTCCTACAGTCTTAACTTATAGAACTGGTAGATTTGTAGAATCTATAGAAGTTATACAAGACTTTAGACAGTCTTTAATGACTTATTACTACGCTCCTAACTATAAAATACATGAAAGAAAAGGTGCTAGAGCCCCTAGGTTTTTATTACAAGCATCAATAAGAGCTACTGTACAAAAACTATATTCTGAAAAATTCAGAATTATAAGAGGCTTCTAGTCAGGGTAAGAATCTGTTTTAAGAATTTAGGATTTGCTTTGTAAAAAGCAATTTGCTATACTATGAAAAGGTAGAAAAATAATGGCTTTAAGTCGTAGAAAAGAAATTACCGAACTACTCGTATCTGAGTTAAAAAACATAAATGGTGGTATTTCTACTTACGATCCAACTTATCAATACAGCTTAGACGTTTCTAACAACGTATATCGAAGAATAAAATTTTTAGACGAAATTAACGATTTTCCTACAATTTGTGTAAATGCTGGATCAGAAGCCAGAGTTTATGACACAGTAGGATTAATAACAGGAGAGCTAACTTTAAATATTCGAGCTTATTTGAGAGCAGAAAACCCTATAACAGCAGCAGAAAATCTGGCAGATGATATAGAGCACGTTGTTTATCATTTAGGCGATAAATCAGACATTGGAATGCTTGATATGATAATGCAAAGCGTTTCAACCGACGAAGGATTAGTTGCTCCATTTGGGATTTTGGAAATAGATATTTTAGCAAGATATCAACTAAATATATAAAGGAGTTTATTAATGGCTGCGCAACTTAATCTACAAAGAAACACAAAAGTGTTTATTTCCACTGTCGATCTAGCCAGTGGGGCTGCAGTAACTTCTATGGTACCAGCAAACACATGGCAAGTTGAGATTCTTGCTGGTTATGCTGTATCACAGGCTGCTGCTACACAGGATATCACATCACTAGAAAGTGGTACATCACCTGATAGATCACAACAAAGATTCAACACTGCTTTAAACCCAGTTGATTGGAATTTTCAGGCTTACTTAAAACCAACTGGCATGGAAAAAACCTCTGGATCAACTAAGAGACATGCTTCTGGTAACTCAATGCCAGTAGCAGATTGGTTCATGTGGCAGGCTATGATGAGTAACGTTACATGGGCATCAGGAACTTCTCTTAGAAGTAACTGGCAAGATGATGGAAAGTTTGCTCTAGCTGAGAGAGCTGGAACTTCTAACTCATTCCCACATACTTCTAACTTTGCTACAGCCTCTGAGTATCATTTATACTTTGATATGGATAACGTAGTTTATCAGGTTTCTAACGCTACTGTAAACCAGGGTAGTATTGATGCAGCTATTGATGGTATCGCAACAACTACTTGGACTGGTTTTGGTACTAACCTAATTGAATTACGTAATGATGCAAGAAATAATGCTATCTCAGTATTCGGTGGTGTTTTAAACAGCGGTTCAAGTATAAGTGCTAACTCTAATGCTTATGCTTTAACTGCTCAAGCATCTTTCCACCCATGGAATTCTTATAACGTAGTTGGAGCAATTTCATCAGCTAGCTTTATTAAGAATAGACTTTCAACTATTACTATTCAGCACGCACCAAGTGCTACTGGAGCGGGTGTAACATTCACCTTCCCAGTTACTGCACTAAGCTTTGACTATAACAACAATATTACTTACCTAACTCCAGAAGAACTAGCTTCACTAAACTCTCCAATCGGTCAGTTTGCTGGTGCTCGTGCGATATCAGGTTCTTTAAGCGCCTATCTTCGTTCTGGATCTTCAGACAGTGCTCAGTTCTTAAAGCAGGTGGTGGAAGACACTCGTACAACTTCCGCAGTTACTTCAAATGCGAACTTAAGAATCGGTGGCTCAACAGCTCCATTCTTTGCTGTAAATATGCCAGCTGTGTCATTTGAATTACCAACACATACTGTCGAAGATATTATTGGTATCAGTGTTAACTTCTTAGCTCAAGAAACCTCAAAAGGTACTGGAGACGAAATAACACTTATTGTTGCTAAGTAATATATAAATTTGCTGAGGGGGCAAAATTTATTTACAGGCGGGTGCTCACTGTTAACGATTGCTAAATTTGCCCCCTCAGTTTAGCATGAGTTGAATCAAACAGTGAGCACCTTCTTTTTATATAGAGGGGAAAATTAATAATGAGTAAAATTAGTAATTTAATAGCAAAAGAAACTGTAATTGACGTAGAGTTTCCAGATATCGAAGGATTTATTGTTCAACTTGTATATCTAGGCAGAGATGATCTTCTTAAGATTCGTAACTCTAGCTTAGGATATAAGTTTAATAAGCGTACTCGTCAGAGAGAAGAAGAAGTAGATAACGAGAAGTTTATTGAAGAGTATTCACGTAGAGCTATCAAGGGTTGGAAAGGATTAAAAGTTAAGTCACTTCCAAAATTACTTCCAGTAGATATAAGTAAGATGGATCCTAACGAGGAGGTAACTTACACTGAAGAAGATGCTCTAGATCTATTAAAAAGTTCTACAGTATTTGATCAGTTTGTTACTGATGCTCTTAATGACTATGAAAAGTTTTCAATTGCAAAAAAAGAGGCTGACGCAAAAAACTAGAAAAGTACCTCAAGCATAGCTTTCATGCAGGAGGTTTAACACAAGATCAATATATTGAAATGTGTGAACAAATGGGTTGGGACCCAGATCCTGATGAAATGCCACCTGAGGTACACGAGCTTAGTTATGAAGCACAGCAAGCTTTAAGACTTTTTAATGCTTTACCTGATAAAATAGAAGGAATGAACGGAGTTTGGTTGGGTAAAGATTACGCAGGTCTTGGAGATATAATGCGAATTTACAAAATTGAAGATAGCGAAGAAGTTTTTAATCTGCTTCAAGTTTGTATTGCAGCAGCTTATGAGCATTACGAAGAAAAAAGAAAATATCGTGAAGCTTCAACAAGGACGAAAAGATAGTGGCAAGTATAATCAATACTATTGTAACAAAATTCACTGCTGACGGGGCTGAACAGACTGCCGCAGCAACTGAAAATGTTACAAAAGCTCAAACTAGATTAGGTCAAACTTCAGCATCAAACGGTAGACAATTTGCCGCCCAGTCGCAAGGCTTGGGCGGCTTAGTTGCTGCATATGCCGGTGCTGCTGCTACTTCATTTGCCTTACAACAAGCCTTTGCGGCTTTGCAAAAAGCTGCTCAGTTTGATCAAATTATTCAAGGTACTAATGCGTTTACTTCTCAGTTTGGTCAATCTGCTGAAAGCGTTTTAAAAGATGTTAAAAGAATTACACAAGGTCAGCTTTCTATAGCTGAAGCAGCTACTTCTGCTAACATTGCTTTAAGTGCTGGTTTTAGTACTAAACAACTATCTGAGTTAGCAGATGTCGCTACTAAATCTTCTAGAGCACTAGGAAGAGACCTTCAAGACTCATTTCAAAGATTAGTTCGTGGTTCAGCTAAACTTGAAGCTGAACTTTTAGACGAACTTGGAATTTTTACTCGTATTGAGCCTGCCGTAGAAAAATATGCTGCTGCTGTAGGAAAATCTACTACTGCATTAAGTGAGTTTGAGCGTAGACAAGCTTTCGTTAACTCTGTTATAGCAGAAGGGCAAAGTAAGTTTGCAGTAATTGATACATCTAATAATACAGCAGCTCAGTCTTATGCTAGACTAGCGGCTACTATTACTGATTTAGCACTAACTATTGGGAATGTGATAGCTAATGCTCTAGTGCCACTAGCAGAATATATAAATAATAATTTATCAGCGGCTTTCGGTACTTTTGGTGTCATAACAGCCTTAATTTTATCTAAAACAAATCAATTAGCTTCTGAAGGTTTAAAAACCTTAACAGAAAAGATAACTACAACATCAGGGGCTTTATCTACCAGTTTCGTAGGTAGTGGTAAAGCCGCTACTGAAGTTCTTGGTGAATTATCTAATGCTACAGATTCTTATAATACTAGATTAGGTAAAGGATTAGGAGATCAAAAAGCTAGACGTGATGAGCTAATTAATTTTGCTAAAGCAGGTACTATAACCGTTAATCAGGTTAGAGAGCTAAATACTATTGTAGAAGCGCAGAAAAAAAGAGACGAAGAGTCCAAAGCTTCTTTAACTGCTAAACTAGCTACTCTTGATAAAACTTCAAAAACCTATGAAAGACTTGATAAAGATTTAAAAAATACTAATATATCACTTGCTCAGAATGAAAGGCAGATTATTGCTAATAATAAAGTTTTAGCTGAACAATCGAAGTTAGCTAACGCAGCTGCTGTAAGTACTGCTTTATTTGGTAAAGCAGTAGGTATAGTAGGATCTGCCTTTGGTAAAGCTCTTAGCTTTCTTAATGTTATTTTAACCTTATACTCAGTACTTAGTTTAATTGGTCCTTTAATTGCTCAAGCATTTGGAGGTTTTAATGTATTTGATAAATTATTATTAACCTTAGGTGAGATAGGAAAGAACTTACTAGGCTTAGATAAAAATTCAAAAGCTTTATCAGCAGGTATTCAAGGTTATGCCGCTGGAGTAGCAGAAGCAGCTTTTCAAGCTCAAAACTTAAAAGGCAATGTTGAAGGTGTTATAAAAGAAAAAGCATTATTTGGGCTATTTACTATAGACGTAAAGATTAACGCCGAAACCATACAAAAAACTATAGCAGATGCTATAACTGCAGGCACAGAAGAAGCTGAAAAAGCTCGTTCTAGAGGAAGATTACAAGTATTAGGATCTGCTCTAGAATTTGGTTTACCTCAAGAGACTATTCCTCAAGTCACAGAAGAATCTTTAGGAGTAGATGCTCAAAGAGCTTATAATGCTGAAATTGAAAGACGAATAAAGTTAAGCCAAGAAAGACTTTCAAAAGCTACAGACGCCTCTTCTTTAAAACTAGTACAAGCGGAAATAGAAGGGTTAAAGCAGATTATTAACTTAGGAAAAGAACAACTTCAAATAGTTGGGTTAATTTCTGCTGATACTGGTATATCAACTAAAGAGCTATTTAAGTATGTAAGTGCTACTAGAGAAGGTACTTTAAGTATTAGAACATTAAATGGCCAAGTAGAAGGACAAGTTTATACTATTGAGCAGATACTCGCTTTAGAAGAGAGTAGAAGAAAAGGTGCTCAAGAACTCACTAATATTCAACAAAGATTAGTAGCTTTTAATGTTAATACTATTTTA